CGCACGTAACTCGATGTTTAGGACCTTTAATACTGAGGGTCGTTTACGTATGTTTCCACTTTATGATGCAGAGACCGTTAAAAAAGGTATCTATTACTCACAGGCTCCTAGTAAGAAAAACCGCAACGGATGGCAAGCTCTTTATTTTGTAGCTAATAAGTCTGCCGCCGGTGCCATTTATGAAACCGCCGGACGTAAAAACCCGGGCGGTGATCCTAATAGCCGATCTAATAACCCCGGCGCAGGTGCTCACTTTATTAGTCGTATGGGACCACTTTACGGAGATAAGCAAGCCGAGCGCGGCCGTATGATTTATCGCGCGTGGAAAGAGGACCAAGGCAAGGCTCAAGATGCCGTATACAGAGCTATAGAGAAAACCGTAGATAACTTTAATAATGGCCGTTACGGTATGGCCACTTACGCATTGGCCGCATAATGGCGATGCCTAACTTAATCGTATCCGCCGTAGCCGAGTGGAACGGAAAAGCCTTATCTAAAGGCTCAGGTCAGATAAAAGGTTTTGAGAAAACCGTAAAAAATTTAGGGCGTACCCTCGGAGTTACTTTTAGCGCCGCCGCTCTCTTAAGTTACTCTAAAAAAGCCGTATCAGCTTATGGCGAGCAGATCGCAGAGGCTAAGCGCCTCGATACCGCTCTACGTAATTTAGGTTTTAATTTTGCTACCGCTGAGGCCGAGGGTTACATCGATGCCGTAGAAAAGGCTACCGGTGTAAATCGCGACGTATTGCAGCCCTCATTTATCCAACTAGCTCAGGTAACTAGATCTACCACTATCGCTCAATCAATGCTCAACACCGCACTCGATGTAAGTGCCGGTACGGGTATGGATTTAGTTTCAGCTACAAAAATCCTAAGTCAGGCATACGTAGGTAATCTTAAAGGCTTACGCCAATTAAATTTAGGTTTAACTCAGGCAGAGTTAGCGAGTAAGTCATATCTCGAAATCGAAAAACTTATCGCAACACAATACGCAGGCCAATCTAAAAACGCGGCAGACTCTTACGCAGGATCGATAGCTCGCCTTAAGATCGCGGCAGAGCAGGCAAGCGAGCAGATCGGCGGAGCTCTTGTAACCTCTCTAGGTACATCCGCCGGCGGTATGGATAAACTGATCGATAAAGTCGATGGCGCGGCCGACTCTATTTCGGGCCTTATCACTAATACGGCATACCTAGCTAAGGAGCTTGGTAATCTATTTTCTAGTATCCCGGGCGCAGGTGTTTTAGAGGATGCCGGTAGAGCTCTTAAGAATTATCTCGGTAGGTTTTCGATCGGTGCTTTACGTCGAAATGTAGATATAGTTTTAGGCCGCCAAGGTGGTTTTCCTCAGGGCTTACCTGCGGATCTTAAGAATTTTCAGAGCCAAACTGAGAAAACTAAGATGGACAAAGAGGCGCTTAAGCGCCAAAAAGAGCTCATCGCTTTACAGAAAAAAGCGCAGCTTGCTGAGAAAAATAAACTTTCGTTATCAAAGGCAGCAGCCGTATTTGATACTAACCGCATTTCGATCGCTGCGGCTTTACGTGCTACTTACGATAAGGAAACGATCCTACGCCTTGAGGCCCTACAGGCTATCGAGGAGGATAACGGTGACCTTGCTCTCCGTAAGATTGGTGAGCTTGCAGCCCTGCAAAAAAATGCAGACATGGCCAAACTAGCCGGTATTACTCAGATTAGCGAGGCCACTCTTTCGGCTCTTAACACGCAATTACTTACAGAGCTTAAGGCAATTAACGATAGCAAGATGGCCGAAAACGAAAAAGAAGCCGCTCGACAGATCGCGTTTGGCAAGTACAACGCAGCTATCACGGCAGCCGGTGAGTTAGCAGCTAAAGAGAGTTATAGCGAGCGCGTACAAATACAACTAACCGAAATAGCTCGCCTTGCCTCTTTGAGCAAAACGACTAACGCAGCTCTTACCCTTACAAGACTCCGCGAGTCGGAGGAGCTATCGATGATCGATCGCGTAGCCGCCGCACAAAAACGAGCCGATGAAGCTCGACTAAAGGCACTACAAGATTATCTAAACCTTTTAAGCAAGGTAGGTACAGGGGCAGGATCCTCAGGGCTAACTAATATTGGTGGCACTAATTTTGTTACCGGCCCGGTAATCTCTACTAAAGCTATTTTGGACACGGTAACGGCTACCGCCGCGGCCACCTCTTTACTAGGTAGCGATATTAGCGCGACAGAGTTTTATAATAGTCTTACGCCAAGTCAGCAAGATAATCTAGGCGGTTATAGCCCTACAATGAATTACGGCAGTGGCTACCCTGCAACTTATAATATAAATATTAGCGCCGGAGTTATCGCGCAACAGGACGAGTTTACGACTCTCGTGCAGGATACGATCCAACGCCTTAACCGAGGCGGCGACCCGATTAGTACGGCCGGTGCACTATGACCGTCCCTACGATTAACGCCGTTATTAACTTTTCTACAGGACCGTCTTTTGCTCAGGCGATGATCCTTGGTACAGGCCAATTAGGTACAAACGTATTAGCAGACTCCGAGGTTTTAATCGTAGACGTATCTAATCAAGTAGACGGTATTACTACGATGAGAGGACGTAACGCTCAGGCGGACGTATTCCAAACAGGCACCTTAACTCTGCGTATCGTCGATCAAAATGGCGACTTTAATCCTCAAAATGCAGCAGGCCCTTATTACGGTTTGCTTACTCCAATGCGTAAGGTACAGATAACAGGCACGTACGCAGGTGTCGAATATCCGATGTTTAGCGGCTTTATTACTAGCTATACAACTACTACCCCTAAAATGGCTACCGATGTAGTTTATACAACTATCACGGCCGTAGATGCTTTTAGACTTTTCCAAAATAGCCAAGTCTCGACCATTACTTTAGCCGATGCCGGTGACTTACCGGGCGAGCGCGTAAACGCTATCCTCGACGAGATCGCTTGGCCTCCATCTATGCGTGACATCCAATACGGCACAACAATATTTCAGGCAGACCCGGGCAACCCTCGTACCGCTTTAGCTGCATTACAAACGGCAACTATCTCAGAGTATGGTGCTATCTATATTAACGCTCGAGGATCGGTAGAGCTCAAGGATCGCGCTTTTTGCATAGACTCTCAGGCTTTGCCAATAACTCGCTTTAATGACGATGGCACCGATATAAATTACTTTAACGCCGTATGGCGCTTAGATGATACGCAGGTTTATAACTCGGCCTCTATTACCAAGATCGGAGGTACGGCTCAGCTTGCAGAGGATCAAGATTCTATCGATGAGTATTTTGTGCACTCATATAATCAACAAAATTTAGTGATGGATACAGACCAAGCCGCGCTCGATTATGCTCGGGCTTATGTAGCAAGCCGTAAAGATACCCGGACCCGCTGCGATGCGGTAGAGCTTGATTTATATATGGACGATTATAACGATGGCATCTTGGCAGCTCTTAGCCTAGATTTTTTTGACCCGGTAGAGGTTACAACTAATCAGCCTGGTAACTCGACCCTGCAACAGACTTTACAAGTGTTTGGCGTAGTCCACCGAGTTACGCCTAACTCATGGAAAACGACATTTACAACACTAGAGCCTATTATCGATGGCTTTATATTAGACTCATCATTATATGGAGTGCTCGATACCTCCGTATTAGCATACTAAGGAGCAAAAGATGGCAGCTGGTCTAGGTTTTAAGACCTTTACAACCGGTGAGGTATTAACGGCCGGCGATGTAAACGGCTACCTCATGCAGGGTATTAACGTGTTTGCAACTACCGCGGCTCGCGATGCGGCTATTACCGCACCGGCTGAGGGACAGTTTGCATTTACAAAAGACACTAACGGGCTTTGGTATTACGACGGTGCAGCTTGGGTAGCCTCAGGGGCAACCGGTGATATCGAGGGAGTTACCGCAGGTGTAGGTATTAGCGGCGGAGGTACGAGCGGTACGGTAACAGTTACTAACTCAATGGCTACTGCTATCGATGCTAAAGGTGATTTAGTACCCGGGACAGGTGCAGACACTTTCGCACGCCTCGCCGTTGGAGCAAACGATACCGTGCTCACGGCAGACTCAAGTACGGCTACCGGATTAAAGTGGGCTGCGCCTGCAACATCTAGTGGTCCAATGTTTAGTGCATATATGGATAATAGTGGCAACAATCAAGTACCAGCTAATAATACTTTTACTAAAGTTATTATGGATACCGAACAATTTGATACCGACAGTTGCTACAACACATCAACATATAGATTTACTCCAAATAAAGCAGGTTATTATTTATTCACTTATGGAATGAATTCAAATACAAACACACCTTCGGGCAATCGTATATTTGTTGTCTACAAAAATGGCGCAGAACAAACTGCTCCATATGTTAGAGGTTGGCAAGGTGGTCTCGCTGTGGACACTGGAACAGTAAGTGGCTCGGTTATTTTTTATGCCAATGGCACGACAGATTATTTTGAAATGTTTGGTTTGCTGCAAGATGCTACAAGCAGACGATTTAATACAAGCGCTAATAGTGGTGCTACTTTTTGGCAAGCAGTATGGATGAGGAGTTAAAAATGGACATTTATGAAGAAATAATTAAAATTTATCCTGAATTGAAAAATCAAAATGATTTGTTTCTGAATGGAACAATTACTTTACAAGATGACTCAGACGGACAAGGTGCATACATTGCAAAATGGAATTATGCAAAGCCAATTCCTGACGGATTAAAACTCGGTAAGTAATGGAGACGAGTTACAACGGCTACCCGGCCTCTAAAGATCCGGCAGAGATAAAAATAAAGTCCTACCCTGTAAAGGGTACGGATCGTAAGCTGCGATGTGCTGAGAGTGTGGGGCCACTACTCGCAGCCTTCGCGGCTGAATTTCACGAGCTAATTGAGCCGATCGATGAGGGTACGTTTGACGATTGGGCATACGCCTATCGCATGGTGCGAGGTAACCCTACAAAATTATCGTGTCACTCCTCCGGCACCGCTATCGATCTCAACGCTACAAAACACCCTCTCGGCAAGTACGACACTTTCCCGGCTGAAAAAATACCGATGCTTAGAGCCCTTGCTAAAAAGTACGGACTCAAGTGGGGCGGCGACTTTAAGAGCAGGCCGGACGATATGCACTTTGAGGTAGAGGTAAGCGCTACCAAAGCTAAAGAGCTCATTAAAAAGTTAGGATTATCAGATGCCAACTAGCAGACAAGTAACAGTAACTACCTCGGCAACCATTTTAGTGCCTGAAAGTATTGGAGATCAAACGGCGTTAATCCACGCCTCTAACGATGATTTATACATAGGTGGAGCAGATTTAACTATCGCTAACGGTTATCTCGTAGATCATAAAGATAAAATCACGGTACCCGTCGGAGATCATCAAGCGTTATATGGTGTCGTAGCAAGCGGTACTACAACGGTATCGGTGTATTACCAAGTCAATTAATCT